CGGTCGAGACTTGGGACCCTTGGGAACCGTCATATTTTTTTCTCCTAAAATAGTACAAATGGCCGACATGATTTCCGCTATCGCTCTCCAGCTCGAGGCTCAGTCCCTGAACTCCATCGTGGGTGGTTTCGCTTTCGCCAGCGCCCTCGCCTGGATGTCATTCGTGAAAATTGTGGTGGCTTCCATCGTTCGCGTCAGCGCCGATGGCCTCAAGGGCACCGCCCTGACTGCCCTGTTCACCACTCTGCTCGCCATCATCGTGTACATGGCCATCAAGGCTCTGGCGACCAACGTCAAGATCAACGACCCTCAGCAGCCCGTCTATGCAGTTACGGCGGCTCGTTAAGTTTGTTACCAATTTGACGGGATTTCAACAGTGCTGAAAATACAGAATAAAAAAAATCCAACCATCTTATAGGATGGTCCTTTGTGTTTCGTGCCCTCGTCAGGCGGTTTTCAATTTACCAGGGAAAACTACCGATTGGCGATGCGGGACACACAAAGAACCAGATATGAAAAATCTCGCGGCTCGAAAATGCAAGGCTGAAGGGTGTGAACTTCAGGCGAGTTATAAACTTCCAGGGAACCCACCGGACTTTTGCTCGATTCACAAAAAAGAAGGATACGTCTACCGAAACGGAACATTCAACGTCTGCAAGGCTGAAAATTGTTCAGTGAATGCAACTTTTGGTAAAAAGGATTCTAAAGTTAGGGTGTTTTGTGCAAAACACCGTGAACCTGAAATGGTTCTAGTGGGTCACAGATCATGTGAAAAGTGCTCCAAAACTCCCTTTTTCGGATTTGAAAAACCGCCAAGATTCTGTACGACTCACAAAGAACCTGGTATGATTGATTTATTTTCAAAATTTTGCGAACAAGATGGATGTATTGTACGCCCAATTTTCAATTTTCCAAATGAAACAACTGGACGATTTTGCAAGGAACATAAACTCGGTGACATGGTAGTTATCATACGTCGTTTCTGTCAAGAACCTGGGTGCAAGACAACTGCCGGCTTCAATTATGAAGGTCTCAAGTCTAGGTTTTGCAGTATACATCAAAAAGAGGGCATGGTACCAGTGTTTAAAGTTCGAAAATGTGAAAAGTGTGATGTTAAAGCCCGTTTTAACTTTAGAAACATGAAACCCGCCAGGTTCTGTGCCGTTCATAAAGAGCCTGGTATGCTTTCTGTTCATAGTATGTGTTTTGATCAAGAGTGTATAAAACATGCGTCATTCAATTTTGAAGGACAAACGAAACGTCTTTTTTGTATAGATCATCGGAAACAGGGAATGATTAATTTAGGTGCAAAAAGATGTAAAAGCCATATGTGCGACACCACCATCACAGACAAGTATGAAGGATACTGCTTTCGATGTTACATGCACCTGTTCCCGGACGCGCCCGTGACGCGACGGTACAAGACCAAGGAGATGTCGGTTAGGGACTTTTTGAATAAGTCATTCCCTGACGTGCCATTCATACATGACAAGAAGGTCGAATGTCATCTGTACCGCCCGGATTTTGTTTATGATTTCGGAAGTCACGTGGTGGTCATCGAGGTTGATGAGTACCAACACGAGTCTTATGATACATCATGTGACAACAAGAGACTCATGAGTATTTTTCAAGGTCTTGGATCTCGCCCGATGGTCATGATTCGGTTCAATCCCGATGCTTACGGAGACGTCAAGGGGTGTTGGACCCGTGAAGGAAACTTGGTAAATAAAGGCAAACCTTGGAGGCAACGTCTAGAAGTTCTCAAGGATAGATTGGAGCACTGGTTCCAAACCGAACCTGTCCGTGAGATTGTTTTCGAACATTTATTTTTTACATAATCTCGAGGCACCGGAACCTAATCCCCTCACCGCTGAAACTGTACCGGCTGAATTGGCACGGGACCCTGTGCAGTCCCTATCCGGTTCCCAAACGTTTTCCATATGAAAATACCTATGAGCGTCGCCAAGACGAGCAAAAACCAAGGTATCTTGAATTTGCGCTCCTCCTTGGGTGGTGGGGGAAGGGCTAAGGTCATGGCGTCTATGATTCTTTTGAGTTCGACATCCTGGAGGGGCGGTGGGGGCGGCAATTCCATCTCACGGTTCCTGTCCTTGATGTGAATTCTGAGAACGAATGCGTTCGTGTCCCAGCCCCTGAAGTTTACGGGATTGCCAGACTTGTCGACCCACCGGACGGTCAGACGCTGGAGAGAGGCGATGGGTTCTGGGTACTGGACAGATACACAGTAGTCCTTATTTTCATGGAAATTCTTGATACAGGCCGAGCCTACATCCATCATGATGGGGGCAAAGTTGCGGTTGGCGTTCGAACCGCTGACGGTTCCCGTGGAGTTTACAAGGGCCCCAGTATCCACGTGGCTGGGCGTCCTGAGTTCGTCAATGTCCAGGAAGATGTATTCATTTATAGACATGTCCACGAGCGTTGAACTCCTGAGGATGTACTTGGTCGCGTAGGACGGGTCGGTGGGTCCAGCGAGGGCGGACGTGTGGGTCGTGCCACGGGAAAGGCCGAGCATCTTGGAGAGTTCGGCCGAGTGTATGAAGATTGTGAAAGGGGTGGTGGAGCTGAAGAGAAAGTGGCCCTCGTCTGGGAGGTAGTCGAGACCGAGTCCGGTAGGACTCGTGATCCCAAGCGCCTGAGCCAATCCGTAAACTGAATAGAACCCTGGGTTCAAAGAGACGTTACTCGAATTGATGCTGATTACGTTGGAGCCGTTCTCTAAATTATACATTGAATTACACACGCGCGCACTGACGAGGTCTACGCGCTCTATATCTTTTATAGGGGTCGTGAGGTGCAGGACGTAAGAGTTTCCTGAAGGGTACAGCTGGACGTCACGGTTCTTGGAGTCTGCGAAGAGAAGACGGGTCGAATGAACTCCGTTCATTCTCCTCTTACTGTTATTCACTGAGGGAATTTAAGCGGCTAGTTTGGACTCGAGCGCTGCGCAAAATACAATTAATTTATAAAAAGTTTTTAATTGTATGGATATATATATTGTATGTAATGCCAATTACGAAGATCGCGAATTTATATGCGCATTTTCTGATATCGAACAAGCATACAATTATATTAAAACTAAGTGTGGGAACTTTGACAATATAACGGTGTTCAAACACGTTCTAGACTCGACTGAACTCGGTGAACTGGTGCACGAACAAAAGTCTTGTCAGGTGCGAAACTGGCGATGTTCTTAAACAAAAGCGGGTCCTTCTACCCAAAGAACGAGCGAACGCCTCGTCCCTTTAGTAACTGGCGTTACCCTGTGTAGAAGATAGCTCGGAAAAATAATGACAGTTCCCTTTGTTTTTTCAACAGTTGAAATTTTACCCGTATTAATTTGAAGTTCACCCCCCTCATATTCAGATGGATCTGAAAGTTGACAGACGAGACTTAACTTCCTATTGGCTTTATTCGAACCCATGTCGACGTGCCAATCGTAATATCCCTGCTCATCCGAGTTATATACACTGTATTGAATATCTTCCGCTATCTCGTTTAATTTGAACTGGTAGAATTCAGTATTGCATTTGGTAATGAGCTCGAAGAATATTTTGTAAATTTCAACAAACTCGTCTGTTTTTAGTAACCAGCAAATTTTCGTACGTCTTTTGGTAGCGTCTACGGTTCCATCGCCAATTTGGGCTTCTTGAAGTTCTTTTTGTGCAAGTACATTCCTTAGATTATCTATCTTCGTGTTGGGAATTGCGTCTATAAATCTATAATAATTCACCTGATTTGCAAATAAGTCTACATTAAAAACGAATCTATAGACGTTTGAAGAGGGCACCGCAACCTTCGTGTCGTACAAATAATCTTTAAACGGACCGTCGCCATCCACATAGTGCAGAAAGACCTGAATATATTCGTCACCTTCGAAAGTTTTGCGATGGTGCTCGATGTCACACCCCTTATATAACACGCCATCACCTGGCTTTTGTAAAATGGATTTCTTTCCCATGTAAATTGGCCAGGCGTGACTTTGAGAAAGGTTCAATGTCACCGAATACTCGCAACTTTCTCTATCTTTGTGAGGTTTTAATTCGGACCCTTTTAGATAAATACGACAGTATGCATAAGAAGGTTTGAGATTTTTACCCGAAATTTCTGAAATTCGACCTAAAAGTCGACCAAGAAGAATATTACACACGGGAAGGTTATAATATGAAAAACTGTTTGGCACTTGTGCATCGCCATCGTTTTTAGGAGCTTTTCGTATTATGTCCGCTATTTCGTGTGCTTCATCCGCATCTACAAGTTTCTTTATAGACTTGTACATATAAGTTAGTCAGTTTATTTTCCTTTAACTATGGATAAGATATGATAATAACTCCCGGATATCCCGTGCCTGTATTTAGACCCGCGCCAGCGGCGCCGCCTCCGCCGCCACCATAATATTGTGCGGGGGATCCGGAAGAGTCGCCTCCACCACCGGGTCCGCCGCCCCCCGGTCCGCCTAATCCACCAAAGCTGGGTCCGAGGTTGCCGCCTCCGCCTCCACCGCCTCCATATGTTCCGGTGATATTACCCATAGTAACTGTTATTCCATTGCCACCGGGTCCGCCTATTCCACCCCCCGTAGCCCCCCCGTTCTTCCCAACGCTTCCGTTCCCCCCTCCCCCGCCACCCGAGCGGCCAATTTTATTTGGATGAAACTGGCCACTCCCACCAGGATAAGTTCCAGATCCAGCACCGGGGGAATAGGCAGCGCCCCCCCCACCACCGGCACTGCCCCCGGCGCCCGCGCTGAGCGAGGACGCACCACCTCTCCCACCACCCGCCGCTGTAATACCACCTGACCATGTGGAAGCAACTCCGAACTGGGGGTTGTTTTGGAAATTGGGCCCACCAGCACCCACAACATATGGATAACTAGTGCCAGAAGTCACGGACGTTGTTGTAGAGAGAACCTGACCCCCACCCCCACCCCCACC